TGGATGGCCGTAGACACTTCCACGCTCTTGGATCGTAGCAATGACTTCATTTAACAGATCCTCAGTTTTTGTCATAATCAAAAACCTGCTCTAATTTAAGTTTTTGGATTTTGGCTTGATGATCTATGCAAGACTTCCATCCAGCAGCTCTACCGGCATAATAGCCATTATCGTAAATTTCTGACTTTCGGTGTTCATCCCAGAAATATAAAGCTGCTCCAATTAAACAGCCTATGATAAATCCGTAACCTACTATTTCCATTTCGCTCCCTAATATCAAGCGGTTGCCTGATACAGAAAGTATGACTTAAAGCAAGGACAGTTAGTTAACTACTTACGGCGTGTTTTATAACGATTAGATAACGAATAGATCCTCAAAATCATCGATATGGTCATCAATCGTGCGTTCGTGATAATCGGTTTCACGCCCCATAAGTCCGTCGGTTATACCTAAAAGAACCGTTATGCTCAACAGGAATTAACTCAACTTGATGCCCACCTTTACCAAAGCTAAGAACTACGAAGCCCATATTCCAGTCGCCTGAATTGTATTTTAGGTAATTAGCAGCCCTCATATTCATTAAATGCCCGGCCTCAATACCCCAAATCGTTGAATAACGGCCGTTTAAGCCTGTTTGGTGTCGGACTGCACCCTGACGGTGGCTATGCCCGCAAACGGTGTTTAAATTCCATTTCTTGGCTAAATTAAGGCCAGTAATTCCGGCGTGCTTAGACATGTTTCCTTCATCTCCATGAGCTAAGAACCAATTTTTTTCAAAAAGAAAGCCCTTACGGTGGAATTTAATGCCTAGTGAACTAAAATCCATAAACCTCTCGTAGGTCAATTCTGGTAATCCAATAAGGCTTGGCGCACCTTTGAGTAATGTTGTATAAAGTCGATCAGTATGGTTAGACCTGACAATATCGGTGGTGCCTAAATCAAATAAAATATCCTGAGCCATAGCTCTTTCTTGATCTAGGGTTTCTGCAAATTCAGTTTTAGTTCCTTTTACCCAACGCGATTGACTGGTGAAATCTAGCTCATCTCCAGTATTTAAAACAAAATCAAACTTTTCATGCTTTGCCATTTTTATCAGGTTAGACACGGCCTTTGGATGGTGTAGTGGTATCTGGAGGTCAGGCACCACGAGGTATCTCCTGTTAACTTTAATTAATCTTCATCCTCATCTGGAGTTGGGATAGTTGGGATTATTCCTTTATCGCCTACGATCCAGTCCGGCATTGATTCAGGATTATCCATTAGGTAAAGCGCACAGGATTCATTAAATCCAGCCTTGCGTGCAGCTCTAAACATTTCATGCTTTGCAATATAGAATTGATCTAATTTACTTAATGGTTCAGGAGTTTGGCGAACTACTCTCCGATTAACCTTTTTGCGTGGTGTGCGTTTTCGTGTGTTCGCCATAGCAGAAATTATCGCTTACTAATTAAGACGAACAGATCATCAACACGCTGTTCAAGTCTAGTAATTTGATCTTTTATTGAACTTCCGCTATTGGGTTTTAGTTCCTGTAAGTAAGATTTAATAACCCAGCGCAGACCCAGTAATAAACTTGTAGATACGGCGCTTACGCCAACGGCTATGCCAACCCATTCGTTTGCTGTCATGACGCATTAATTCCATAATCCGCTTCGCTCCCTGATTTTGGATCTAACGCTTTTGCAATAGGTGCAACAATCGCACCAAGCATAGTTGCATAGGCTGGATGAATGTCAGCCACTATTGCTAGGGCAACTGTAATTCCACTAGCTGCGACAGCTCTCAAATATGACTTAATTGCTGCTTTGTGTTTTTTAGATAGTTTCATTAATTGCCTTTCAGTAGTGGGATGTCGAACTTCTTGCCATTTTGATTTGGTTTGAATGAGATGTGAATGTGCTTATGATGGGGATTAATTCCGGTATATTTTCTAAACTTCCATAATGATCTAGCACTAGCAATTTTGCCAGCGTGGATCACATAATAAATACGCTTATCCTTTTTTGCTGCGAGTCGAACCTGATCTGCCAAATCGAAACTAAGCCCTTCTTGGTCAGATAGGCGAGCGTCAATGTCGATGGCACATACCTCACCCTGTTCATTTGGGTTGTGCTGACTGACTCTGGCTGAATGGCGAGCATCACCAATCCATCCATCAAGTGTGCGCTTGCGATCAGGGAAGCAGTCATTTACCTGATCCCTAAAAGTTTCAGCAGCTTTAGATAACCAAGGCTTCATTAGCCAAGTAGCAATTTTGCTTCATCAGCAGTCAAACCAATACGATCAAGAATTGCTTGACGCGCTGCTTGTTTTGCTTCATTTTCTGCTTTTTCTTTTTCTAATCTTTTTTCAGCAGCTTTAACTTCAGCAATTTCCTCTTTTGTAAAAGGAGTTTCAATAATTTCGCCATTTTCTAAAATTGTTTTATGAATCATTTTTTACGCTCCATATACATACATTGTGCCGGAATCAAAATTGCCAGTTTCAGAATTAAAACTAACTGAAGTTATTGCAGATGCTCCTGTATAATGTCCAACATTTGAGTAATATCTACTTGAAGTTCCAGTTCCAAACCCTGCTGAAACAAATGGTTTTATTCCAGTAGCATCACATCCATTTATTAAAATAAAACCACTTGCTGAATCTCCAGCGCTAGTTCCCATTCTGCCAGCGTAAATGAAATTTGCTGGTCCACCACCATCATAACCTGCTATGTCGTTGCCAGTTGCAAAATAGTAATAATTATTGCCAGTATCAGTATTTAATCTCCAACGCATAAAACTTGATGCGCTTGCTGAACTTGCTCTGTCAATATAAATATAAATTTGGTTTTTACCTGAAACATTAACAGTAATTGTTTGTGCGCCAGTTAATGCTGTTCCACCTGCATTTATTAAAGTAAAATCCGCACCGCCACCAGGAGCCGCAGCCCAAGCAGGAACTCCACCACTAACAGTTAAAACTTGACCAGTTGTTCCAATTGCTAATCTAGTATTTGTATTTGCTGTGGATGAACGATATTCAATATCGCCAAGAGTTGTTGATGGGTTAAGGTTTTTTGTTGTTGTATCAATTGAACTTCCAAGAGTGCGAATTGCACTTGCACCATCTTTAACTAAATCGGTGTCATCTGGAGTAGTCCAGCTGTAATTGGTAGTGGTTGCCATTTTATCCTTTTCCTATGCGACTATTGTAGCGTATTCCCAAGTCAAACTTGGGTCTATTGTGTTCCATGCCTCTGTGGCTGGAGTTGTATTCCAACGCATCGCCACTTGGCTAAATGCGACCGGAGAAACATTTATTGTAAGAAACAGTTCATTGAACCGAGTGCTCCATGACCAGCCCTCAACATAACCTTGAAAAGCCCCACCTGAGATTTGGCTAGGCAGGTTTTGAATATCTACTGGCATTCCCATGAATACAGCTAGTAAATCATCTCGATCTGCATTATCGATTTCTTGGCTAGTGATTGGGAATGTGATCGATTGGAATGCTGGGACTGGATAAGCTCTTTGATCGATATATCGGTCGGCAATAGCCTGAGCATCGACAGCACCTTGAACCCTTGAGTTTATGCTTTCCGCTTTATAGCCATATAGGGCAATTGAAGCTGTGTCTATGGCGGTTACCTGTGAATTAAAGTTATTGCCATAATTAATAAAAATATCATTTCTAACATCTGCTGATCGCATAATTGTAGATAAGCCAGCACCTAAAGCATGGCGAGCATCTAGTTCAACATAACCATTTGTTAGCAAATAATTTTGTCTATGATCTGCATCTGCATAACCTATATTTCCAGCATTGTCCTCATAAAGATAACCAAATGCTGAATCAGCAATATCAGCTACAACATTGTAAATCGTATCTGTAAGGCTAGATTGAGCGGTCATGGTATAAAGACCAGGCTGATCGATTTCGCCAAGTCCTAGATTGACTGCATTCTCCCAAGTTTCGGTTGCATTGTAAGTTGCCCAAGTTGAAGCAGATGGCACATCGTTCCAAGTTCCAAGTAATACGCTGGAAAGGATTGTGTAGATTTGGTTGCCATCTTCATCTTGAGAAATGTTGTCATCCCAAATTTCTTTTGTAAGCCTCGTTAAAGATCCCATCGCAATAATCGTGTATCGAATAACTGTGTCTGTTGCTCCAGTATTACCGACCTCAACAGTTACATCACTAACATCTCCACCAAATAAACTTACATAAGACCCAGTTGAGTCTTTTACCTGTAAGTCAAATGAATCATTTATGTCAAAAGGTAAAGTTTGATTATTTAATGCTACTAAAGTAATTTGCATATATGAAGGCAACGGCTGAGTGTAGATATTATTTCTACCTGATTGATGCTGAACATCAGATATTGCTATGTCAGTATAATCCACACCACCGACAGTCAGTTTCCAGTCTGGAGTAAATACTGTCATTATCTGTTACTTATAGCAGCACGCCTTAATGCTGTGCGACTTCTCTCTGCCTGTGAACTTAATGTATTTGCCACAGCTCTTGCAGCACCTTCGCCATCTATGGCTGAAACGCTTATATTGTTATTAATGATTGTTTGACCCGGAGCACCTTTACCAGATACCGCACCACCTGAAAATGTAGGAACATCTCCAGTTGAAATGCCATAAGCACCTAATCCAACAGCTGCTGCTGCGCCACCAATTAATAATGAAGTTCCACCTGTTGCAAATGCTGTGGCTGCTGCTGCTGCGGTAGCGGCATTCCTTAGAGCGATCATGGCTGTTACTAATGTTTGAACAGCTGCTACAAATGCAAGGATCTTTGAAGTAACAAATACAGTTGCGATAATTGCACCAAGTATTAACAATTCCTCTTTGATGCTAATTACAAATTGAATAGTTGATCTTAATTGTTCGCCAAATTCAAATGCGCCCTGTGTGGCTGCGGTTACGCCAGCGGTTACTGAATCCTCACCAATTAATCCAGCAGCTAAAGCCTCAACATTTGGGACTGCTGTTGCAAGTAGGTAATCTGCTAATTCTTTTACAATTGGAAGTAATGCTGCACCGATTGCCTCTTTAGTTTCATCTAGGGCTATGGTTAATTGCTGAAACTTAAACTCAGCGTTAGTCGCTTCATTGTCAATAAACCCTTGATAGGTTGCCTGTAATTGTTTAGTAGTTTCCTCGAAAGATTGGCTTTTAAGGGTGGCTGCATCAATTCCTAGACCTAACTTACCTAAAGCGGTGTTTGAGCCGTCGTATGCCCTTCCTAGGGCGTTTGTAACGGCCTCTAGTGGCTTACCTGTGGCAACGCTGATCTCTTGGGCAAGGTTTAGTAATTCTTGGGCTTTTGTAACATCTTGAGTCGATCTAATTAATCGACTAAATGCAGGTCTTAAAACATCATCGGTTGTAGCTGTTGCAATTGACTGCCTTGAAATATAAGTATCAATTGCAGCAATCTGATCCTCAGTAGCCTGAGTATTTGACCGGATAGTTTGTTCAAGTTTCTTTCGACCTACTTCATCCTGAGCTGCTGCCTTAACTGCTGATACTGCAAATGCGGTGGCTGCTGCACCTACTACGGCAAATGCTAATGCTGCCTTTTTACCAAAATCTTTAATCTGCTCTGCTGATTTATCAACTGCTTTCTCGGCATCTTTTAAGCCTTTTTGTAGGTTATCAATATCCGCAGCAAGTGCGATTGTTAATGGTTTAGCCATCATTATTGCCACTCACCTCTCACCTTTAATACAGCCTTTTCAAATCTCTTAATTACATCCGGTAACATTTTTCTAATTGTAGGATAAATAAACCAACCTTTAGCACCAATACCACTTGGCGATTTGCCTGACCAAACTGGGAATTGCTTAAACCTATTTGATCCAAATTCAACACCGCCACCAATTCCAACTTTAGGCTTATCGCCCTTAGAGCTAAATTGAGTGGTTGCACCACCACTTAGTTTTTGACTTGCTAAACCAAATCTAATCTCACCAAGTAAAGATGATTTTTTAACAGATCCGCCATCGGCAATTTTCTGAGCGACCTTATTTGGTCTGGCAGCAGCAGCCCTACGGATTTCAGATAACTCATCATTCGCGATTTCTCCAACTGCAATTTTCATTTCTTTTTGTGCAGTTTCATCCATTTGGCGTAATACTTTAACGATGCTGTTTAATTCTTTTTTATCATAGGCTATCGAAGGTGTAGTCATTTGTTATCACCTTCCAATATCTCAATCGCTGTTAATATGTCGTCTGCGTTAGTCCATTCGCTTACTGGAATTTGAGTGGCTATTGCCAACTGCACCAATAAGCGACTAAGACTTCCTACTGGATGGCTTTTGGGTTCACATCACCGACTTGAATATCGGCAACAGTTTCCATCCATGCTTCATAAGGTTTGACAGCCTTACCAGCTGCTTCTCGCTTATGTGCGTGATAAGCCAAAAACATTAAATCATTAACGCCCATCTTTTCAGATGCTTGACTAATGATATTTCCTGTTTTCTGCTCCCACTTAGCCCACTCAGGCGGTTGGGCTGTGTAAGTTGCTTCCTCGCCTGAGTTATATGTAATTGTAATTGCTAGTTTCATTTGTTTGCTCCCGTTTTATTTTTTAACTAAATGACTCTGCTGGCACGCCAATTACTTGGAATGAAAGAGAAACTGTTTGTGCATCTGGTGCAGTTCCACCGGCTGATGGCCATACTGGTAATACTTGAAAAGTAAAGACTGCTCCTGATGCGGTTGTCATAACTGTGTTAATTCCTGTATCTGGTGCTGACTCGGCAACGCCCCATAGGATTTCACATAGAGATCCAGTTGCGCCCCAGTCGGCTAACATTTCAACATCAAATGTAAAGTTGTTATCAGTTACTTTAAAGACTTTTCCGTCTAGTGTCTGATAGGTCTGACGATCCATTTCGCCAGTAAGTGTTGCGCTTGTAGCTTGTGCATCGAAATTGTTACCGCCGATTGTGAAGGTAACATCCCGACCTGTTATAACGGTGGTAGGCATTTTCGCTCCTTATGTTGTTTGTTGATAATAGGTTGATACTGTTATATCAGAGATCAATAAATTTGATGCTCCGACTTGTGTAACTGTTGGTCTATCGACCGATCCGACAACATATCCGTTAGGAATAACTGCCAGAATGCTCATAATAAGTTGCTCTAAATTATCCAAAGATGCAGGATTGCTGTTATAGGCAACTGCTGCTGTGATTGTCATATTTACACGACAGCGAATTACTGATTTGCCAATTGTTTCAATTTCAAGGTATGGCGATTGCGGAACGCAGACAACTGCTGGCGGGATAACTGTTTCTGGCACAAAAGCATAAACATTTCCTGCAACACCGGCTAAAGCTGTGGCAAGTGGTTGTCTAACAGCTGAAAGAATTGTTGATGCTGGCATTTATTGAGCCATGCTTTCGACATCTAAATAAGCACCTAATAAACCTACACAACGATTAAATAATGATCTACCCATTCTATAAGGTGATGCTGTAAAATCTACTCCTTCGATTTGTCCGCCGGCTGCGACTCTTGATTGAAAGACTTCAACGGAAACAACGAAAACTGCTGATCGAACAGATTCGTTTCCAACATAAGTTGATGCTCCAGATAAAGTCGCGACTCCAGATGGAATAACATTTGCTTCGACGACATCGGCATTTGTGATTGCAGCTTGGAAGGTATATGCGCCAAGATCTGAGTCAAGTATTGTTCTTGTTCCATTGAATGGAGTTCCGCATCCTGTGATGACAACTGATTGTCCTGCTGTGAATTCATGAATTCCTAGTGTAGTAAAAGTGGCGACATTATCAGTCAGCGACACTTTTTGAATTGGGCTTTTGAATGTAACCAACATTGGCAAAATTGTGTTTTCAGCTGTATCTATTATGCCATTCAGATAAGTATCATTGTATAAAGCAGACGACACACCAAGCACAGATCTCAACTCGGTGGCTGTAATTATGCTTGGCATGTCATCTCCTTACTCCCATTAAAGGATGCCTGTGATCGGGAGCAACCACAGGCACTCAGTTAAATTAAGCTACTGACAGTTTACGGAATGCTGCTGGATAGCGATTAACTACTGCAACATAACCATATAGACCGATTTCAATACGGCCGTTAGCAACGATATTGGCACGAATCTCAAATGTTCCAGACTCATGGAATCTCATAGCTTGTGATGGGTAAATTAATGCGTGCTTAACATTTGCATTATCACCTGTGTAGTTAGGATCTACAATTAAATCTAATCCAGCAACTGTACCATTTGTACTGCCCTGAGAAATTAGACCAGCAGCATTTTGTGGTGCTGCTGCTGCGAATAGTGGACGACCATCTGCAACTGCGCCAAGTAATCCAGCAAAGTCGATGCCATCCTCGCCACCTGATGGAGCGACCATCAAGCGATTTGGTGTAAAGCGCATTACATTGTAAGCATCTGCAATTCCATCAGCGATTGCTGTGTAAATTGTTGATCCTGATGATCCTGCTGCTGCTTCTGATGCGATCTTAGCTGCATAAGCATCAGTTTTTTGTGCGTAAGATGCGGCCAACTCACGAATGAGCAGGTCAAGCATACTTGGGTCTGATCTATCCAACACCTCTTGGTTAAAAACATTTGCCCCTGCAAATTTGACAATATTATCCTCTTGGAAAGTAACAGCTGTATCTTGAGATGCGTATTCAACACCCTCAGCAGTTAATCCTACGATTGCCTGATTTCCAAGCACTGGAGTAAATATTTTAAGCCCAGAATTTGGAAGCGGTGCGCGCTCGATGCTATCGATAAATGGTCTTGATGAATCAATTACGCCAATAACATCGCGTAAATAATTTGGTGGAATCATTCCTGTGTTTTCTGAAACTGTTCCAATTGCTAATGCTGCAAGTAAATCGCGTGCATCGTTATCGCCTTGAATTGCACGAATCTGTGCTGCTGCATATTGTCCTGCTGTAACATTTGTATCTACGCGTGGCTTTGTGTAAGCCATGTAGTTAGCTGTTACAACTGGAGCTTGTGCCGCTTCTACCGCTTCGGTCGCGATAGGAGCTTCAGATGTAATCTCTGACACTTTGTCCTCCTGTGTTGTTGTTTCCTCAGCGGTTGCTTCGGAATTCTCTGGTGTTTCACTTGCTGCAACCTCAGCAACTCTTGCGCTGTCAATTGCTGGCTCGGTTACTAGTGAAACCTCTTGAAGTGTGCTTGATTTAATTCTTAGCACGCCTTCCTCATTTTTCCATTCATTAATTTTTACACCCACACTAAAGCCGTCGCGTAATCCAGTTGCTGCTTCCTCGAGCGCATCATCCGCAGAAAAAGTTTTTGCCAGACGGAAGGTCGCCTCTAATCCTGTATCTGTTGCAGTTATGTCAATTAATTTTCCTAGAGGTTTGGTTCGCTCATGCTCAAGCAATAATTTAACTGGCTTAGAAAAATCGATTGAATCTTTTTCAAACACAGTTAATCCTGCACTTGTTGATCCTTGCTCATCCCATGTAACGATTTTTCCTGAGATTGTGCGCTTATTGGTATCAGCTGCGGTTATTTCTATTGGATAACTAATTTTCATCGAATTAGATCCTCCTCCTCTTGGATTTGCTCAACACTCATCGCGCCGATGCGGTTTAAGATTTCATAAACTTGCGCACGCTCTAATGCAGAACCACGCAAAAAGTCATCGATGTCGAAACGCGTTTCTATGCCGTTGGGGCAGAAATCCGCGGCAGATAGGCGTTGCTCAATCGCTGTCAAGATTGGTCGTAATGAAAAGTCAATTAACGCTTTTCTTTCGGCTGTCATGTTGCTGTATGTCATTGAAGTAGTTTCAGCAGATACAAATGATGCTGGAATACCGGATGCTCTGCTAATTTCCAAAGCTAAGTATTGACGAGCTTCATTGAGTTGAAGTTTGGCAGGATCAAAACCTAATGCTTGCAATTCAACATCAGCATTTAAGAATGCAGTTGATCTTGTTGTTCTTGAAACTCTCCATGACTCTAAAAGTCTTGTAATTCTTTCTGGAGTTAAATTTGTGCCATTTGATTTAAGAACCATTTGTGGCATTGGTTCTTTAGCATACATTTCAGCAGCTTTTTCTAATTCAGCAGCAGCTTTAATTGTGCGACCTGCGCGATTTAATATTCCTTCATCTAATCCATTAAATACAATTAAAGATCCAATACCAAATGGTGGCACTCGCTTGCCATCTACTGTGTAATACTCGATCAGTGTGGAATCACCATTAAGACTTGCAAAAACTCTATGTGGTGCGACTCTTGTCCATGCTCTAATTCTTGAAGCATCTGTTGCAGCATAAGCATCCATTACCATTCCATACGCAACGCCGTAAAGTAAAAGATCCTCAGCGATCCAAGCATAAATTGCTGATCCTGCAACTCTTGGATCTGGTTGCATAATTACGCGATTTGGTCTTATGTGTTCATTTGTAAAATGATTATATTGTTCTAGCGGTAAAGATCCAACTGTTGAGCAAATTATATTTCTTGCGCGTGCTCCAGATGGGATCGCCATATACTGTTCACGAGTTGCAGTTGTTGTTCCAAATAAAATTCCACCAACTAATTGTTGTGCGTTGTAAGGTGCTAATGCAGCAGCTACATCAACTGAATTATCTGGTTGAGTTGCTCGAAATCTATCTAATAATCCCATTAGCATATAATATACCATAAAGTCAATATATTATGCTATTTGTATGTCAACTTCCGTTTCTACCTGTGTTGCAAAATAGGTTGCCAAAGCAGATGCGACAGCTGCACAAACTGCCACTCTACTTGCACGCCTTCCGATGATCCATGACCCATCCCCATAGGGCAGCTTCGCAGCGGAAAGTGTTTGTTGAGTCAGTTCGTCTTGACCCCCGTGCTGTAATCGATGGGAATTGATTGCGCCTAACCACCGATCACACGATTCAGCATATATCGCCCCATCCATATCTGTAATGGGAATTCCAGCAGGAACTAACCGACTTGCGACAGCTTGTGCAGTCCTTTTGGAATAAGCGACAGTCTGAACATTATATTTTCTTACATAAGGTGCAATATCGTTTGCAACCGCTAAATCATTGATTGAATAATCGTTTGACCATGTATGAAGTAAAACTAAATTGAATTTCTCGCCCGGAAGTTTTTGGGTTGCAGTAAGAGCTGCAAATTTTCTATCTGGTGATAAATCTAATCCAAACCATGTAGGTTTGTCAGGATCTAATGGTATTGGGTCAGTTCTGCACAATTCCCATTTTTGTGCATCAATTGCGCTGTTTATTGTATCAACCCATTGAGCAAGAACTTCTGTTCTGACAATATCTGGTGGATCATTTATTACCGCACGCAAATTGTCAGGATGAATGGTTATTCCAAGTGATGGATTGGCTTGAGCGAATGCTGGCCAGTTTATATCACCCGACGGAAGGGTAATCGGTGCATCTGGTTCAGCACTCCACTCAAACCAACCAATCGGGTCGTTGGTAGTGGCTGATGCCAACGCCCTCTCACGCAATTTATTCAAAATTACTGAATGTTGGTCACCGGCCGAGCTGTAAATCCATACCTGCGGATTTTTAGCAGCCATCATTGAATAACGCATTGATGACCAAGCATCCTCATCTTTATACTCTCTTAATTCATCTAAATGAATTGTTTCAGGTTTTGATAAACCTCTAGCTGCATTATTGGCAGCCTTTACTACAAATCGCCTATTGCCCTTTAATTCAATTTCCTCTGCACCATGTTGCCATCTAATCTTTTTTACTTCACTAGCCAATTTGTCATTCTGCTCAATATGGCCAACTATCTGTCTAAATGTTTCAAGTGATGTTGTAAGTCTATGAGCTGATGCAAGTTGTAAGCCTTCATTCCAAACATACATTCCTGTCAAAATTCTGAGCATCATAAGCGTACTCTTACCCTGTTGTCTGGCCATGATTAGCCCAAGCTCAGAATGAGCCCATCTACCATCTGGTCGGATTTTGTGGCCGTGAATGCACACGAATTTCTGCCATTCCATTAGCTGTAGGTTGATCTCAGCTGCGAACTCAATCATTTCATGACCTTTAGACGGCAGATCATTGAGTTTTGAGTGAATTCGTGGAGTTTGCACACCCCCTAATTCTGATTGAGCCTGAATTGAGTCGATCAATTCTTTTTCAAAGTTGTTCAAAGCGATCCAGCCTGATCGTGGGCGATCGAGGTGTTTTGTGGGTTAGAAAAGGAAAG